AATTTGGTTATGAGATTGAAGAATCTACGTTAACTGAAAATCCACACGCTAGCGATCCTGTTAAATCAGCAGCATGGGTAGCATTAAGTCCCGAAGATCAGAAATGGTTAGGTGGCGCTGATCCAACTGATAAATTTATTTTAGCTCGTGCTCCTAACAAAGGTAAGCCAGCGGCAGCTCCTGCAACAAGTGCCGCAACTGGTGTAGGTAATCCAGGCGAAGAGGCAGCGGCTCAAGCAGCAGCAGATAAAGTGGCCACAACAAGTGCTGCCACTGGAGTAGGCAATCCAGGTGAAGAAGCAGCAGCTCAAGCTGCCGCTGACAAGGCCGACGTTGCTGCAGGTGCTACAGATATGAGTATGGGACAAGCAGGTGCAGTCAATGCTGCCCAAACTGCCGCACTAGCATCCGGTGCACAGGACGATGTAACTGGTGTTGATAAAGCTGTGGCAGCTAATGCGGCTGCACCAACAGGTGGAGCAGCGGCAAGTCCGGCTAAGCCAAAGCCTACACCAGACCCTAAAGTAATGGCAATGCAACAAGAGTTGATTAAGAAAGGTGCTAAGATTAAAGCAGACGGCATTATGGGGCCAGCTACTGCAGCCGCACAAAAACAATTTGGTGCACCAGGTACAGATTTATCAGGTCGTATGACAGCGGCCACTGATCCAAGAGTTGTAGGTGGTACAGCAGCTAGTCCAGCTAAGCCAGCACCGTATAATGCAGCCAAAGATAGTCAAGCAGCTTCTGCCGCAATGGCTAAGCCAGCACCAACAGGTGGTACAGCGGCCAGTCCAGCTGCACCTGTAGATCCAACTAAACTATCAGTTAGTCAAAGAATGGCAACACAACCGTCTATAATTGATCAAGGTAGAGCAAAATTAGGCATACCGGCAGGCGGAACATCTCCTGCAAAAGAAAGCGTTGTTAGACAAGACGATGCTGTACTGGCAATGATTCGAAATATTCGAGTATAACAAAAAAGCACCCTAGGGTGCTTTTTTAATGCCAGTTACCTTTTATACAATGCAGTAATTCGTGCCCTAATATATGCATACTTGTATTTTTAGGAACAACTATAGTGCATTGAGTTAAATCACCGTTCCAAAATGCACAGCTATTGATAGCAGATTTATATTCACTAAATCCTCTGTTTCGTGCTTCCTTGTTACATAATCCCAGAACATTGTCAGTTGGAACAATAGTCAACTGAATTTGTTTTTGACCATTTGCAAGATCAAACTTCTTACTAGGATTATCCCAATCGTAGAAAGATTGGGCAAATGCTAGATTTGAACAAACTAACAAACTAATTACAATAGATTTTTTCATATATGTTGCTTTGTGTAGCTAAGTATGTTATTATTATACAATAATTTTAAAGGAGTGTCAATGAGTACACGCATGTATGGGCCTGAAGAAAAAGCCAAATTAGAACGTTTAATCAACGAAGGCAGTACCGTTTTACGTGAAATTGAAGATTTAAAAGAAGGGCTTAAAGAAACGGTTAAAGCAGTAGCAGAAGAATTGGAAGTCAAACCAAGTATTATCAACAAAGCTATTTCTATTGCACACAAAGACAATTGGAAAGAACACGAACAAGCGTGGAATGATATTGAAATGATTCTAGGCGTTACTAATCGTTTGCCAAAAGATGAATGAATTACTAAAACCAACATTTGATTGGATTCGAGATGACTTTAAGTCTAATAGAATTCGCTTTATTGTTGAGTTGTTTGCTTGGGCTATTAGTATTGGTTGCAGTATTACTATGGCGGTCACAGTCCCAACTCCACCGCTTCTTACTCTTTATCCCATTTGGATCCTTGGCTGTGCTATGTATGCTTGGGCTGCTTGGACTAGGAAATCTTTTGGCATGCTCGCTAACTATATTCTGCTAACCACAATAGACACTGTTGGCTTAGTAAGAATGATAATTAATTAAATAAACAGTAGATGGTAGGCGGGCCATAATCCGCATGTTGGTATTTGCAAGCCGTAAATTGCATAGGAGAGATTAATTTGTATGTAGACGCATTTTTTCAGCGTGACGCTGATATCGTTAAAATTGTAGAACGCAATAACGAAGGAAAACGAGTATTTAAAGAGTTTCCCGTACGTTATACGTTTTATCACACAGACCCTCGAGGTAAATTCCAAAGTATCTATGGAGAACCGTTAAGCAGGGTCGTTTGTAAAAACTCCAAAGATTTCCGTAAAGAATTAAGCATACATAACAATAAAAAGTTGTATGAAGCAGATATCAATCCGATATTTGTTACACTTAGCGAAAATTATCTAAATCAAGACGCACCAAAACTTAATGTAGCTTTTTGGGATATTGAGGTGGACTTTGATCCAGAACGTGGCTACGCATCGCCAGAAGATGCATTCATGCCAATCACTGCTATTGCTGTTCACCTACAATGGTTAGATACTCTTATTTGTTTAGCTATACCCCCAAAGGGCATGAGCATTAAACAAGCCGAAGAATTAGTTAAAGATTTCCCCAATACACATATCTTTGACAATGAGGCAGACATGTTAGATACATTCTTGAATATTATTCAAGATGCCGACATCCTTAGCGGTTGGAACAGTGAAGGCTTTGATATGCCCTATACTGTTAACCGCATTACTAAAGTGTTAAGCAAAGATGACACACGTAGACTTTGCCTGTGGGATCAATTCCCTAAGAAGCGTGAATACGAAAAGTACGGTAAGATTGCCACTACATATGACCTACACGGTCGTGTACACTTAGACAGTCTTGAACTTTATCGAAAGTATACATATGAAGAACGTCACACCTATCGATTAGATGCTATTGGTGAGATGGAAATCGGTGAATCAAAGACTGTCTACGAAGGTACATTGGATCAACTGTATAACAACGACTTTCGCAAGTTTGTTCAATATAACAGACAAGACTGTGCATTGTTAGATAAACTTGATAAGAAACTAAAGTTTATTGACTTGTCAAACAAGCTAGCACACGAATGCACAGTATTGCTACAGACCACTATGGGCGCCGTAGCTGTTACTGAACAGGCTATTATTAACGAATGTCATCGTAGAGGATTTCAAGTTCCTAATAGACCTAAACGTGATGAAAATGCTGATAACGGTGCCGCTGGTGCGTATGTTGCTTATCCTAAAGAAGGCATACACGACTGGATTGGATCATTAGACATTAACAGTCTATATCCTAGTGCCATTCGTGCGCTTAATATGGGCCCAGAAACTATTGTTGGACAGTTACGTCAAGACAATACTAAAGCATATCTAGAAGATTTGCAGGCCAAAGGCAAATCATTTGCGGCAGCTTGGGAAGGTATGTTTGGTTCATTAGAATACACAGCAGTAATGAATAAAGAAATTGGTACTGAGATTACTATTGATTGGGAAGATGGGAGCGTTGACAAACTAAGTGCTGCCGAGGTATATCAATTAATATTCGACAGTAATCAACCATTTATTTTAAGTGCTAATGGTACTATCTTTACCTATGAGAAAGAAGGTATTATTCCCGGATTGTTAAAACGCTGGTATGCTGAACGTAAAGAGATGCAGGCCAAACTAAAAGAATGTATTAAAGCTGGGAATACTGTTGAAGAAGAATACTGGGACAAGCGACAGCTCGTTAAAAAAATTAATCTTAATAGTTTGTATGGTGCCATTCTTAATCCCGGTTGCAGATTCTTTGACAAGCGTATTGGACAAAGTACTACATTGACTGGTCGCGCTATTGCTAAACACATGGCTGGCAAAGTTAATGAAATTATTACAGGAGATAATAACCATGTTGGAAAAGCTATTATCTACGGTGACACTGATAGTTGTTATTTTTCTGCTTATAAGACGCTTAAGAAAGATATCGACTCGGGAGCGATTCCGTGGACAAAAGAAACAGTAATACAATTATATGACCAAATTGCCGAAGAAGTAAATTCAACATTTCCACAATTTATGCTAGATGCATTTCACACTCCAAAAACACGTGGAGAAGTTATTAAAGCAGGTCGTGAGATTGTTGGCAGTAAGAGTTTGTTTATTACTAAGAAACGTTATGCTGTTCTTTACTATGATAAGGAAGGTAAACGGCTTGACGTAGATGATAAACCAGGTAAGATCAAGGCCATGGGTTTGGATCTGAAACGTAGCGATACTCCTGAATTTATTCAAAACTTTTTAAGTGATATTTTAGAAAAAGTACTTACAGGTCATACTGAAACACAAGTACTAGATCATATTACTGAATTCCGTACTAATTTCAAGGCCAGACCAGGTTGGGAGAAAGGTAGCCCTAAACGTGCTAACAACATCTCAGCATATCGCGGTAAGGAAGAAAAAGCAGGCAAGACTAACATGCCCGGACACGTTCGTGCAAGTCTTAACTGGAATACTTTAAAGCGTATGATGGACGACAAGTATTCAATGCAGATTACAGACGGTGCCAAAGTTATTGTCTGTAAGCTAAAAGATAATCCGTTAGGATTTACTAGTGTAGCTTATCCGGTTGATGAGTTGCGCTTACCTAAGTGGTTCAAAGAATTACCGTTTGACCACGAAGAAATGGAATCTACAATTATTGACAATAAGTTAGAAAATCTAATTGGCGTTCTTAATTGGGATATCAGATCAACCGAACAGACAAATACTTTCAATAAATTATTTGACTTCTAATCTAAAAACCTATATACTAACACAAAGGAAACATTATGAAAGACATTTTACAAGACATCGTAGCACATACACATCAATTAGGCTTCTTACCACTGGTTAAAGTTACTGGCGAAAAAGATTCTACTACAATTGAATCAATGGCTGAAGACCGTAGTGTTATTGTTACTGCAAAAACACACAAAGAAGTACCCGAGTTCGAAGGTGTGTTTGGCATGCCTAACTTAGATAAGTTAGCACAACATTTGAAGAATCCAGAGTACAAGGAAGGTGCAAGTATTGAGGTTGTTAAACAACAACGCAATGGAGTTGATACTCCTACTAATTTACATTTTGAAAACGCAACTGGAGACTTTGTTAATGACTATCGCTTTATGAATAGCGAGATCATTAATGAAAAACTTAAGACAGTTAAGTTTAAAGGTGCTAACTGGGATATCGAGTTTGAACCTACAGTTGCTAGTATGGGGCGTTTAAAATTACAGGCAAGTGCTCATACAGAAGAAAACGTTTTTCAAGTTAAAACAGAAGACGGTGATCTAGTATTCTTCTTTGGTGATGCAAGTACCCACGCAGGTAGTTTTACATTCCAGTCAGGAGTTAAGGGTAAATTACGCCAAGCATGGTCATGGCCTGTTAATCAAGTTATGAGCATTCTTTCTCTTGCAGGTGACAAGACTATGCGTATTGCAGATGCAGGTGCTACTATGGAAATTATGTAGATCCTGCACGTATACCGCCAAGTTTAGCCAATGGAGTAGAAAGTCTCAATTATCTAAATCCAGATAAAGGTGCATTCTACTTTGATCATTGCCTATACTCTGCAGGACATGCTAACTTAGATCTTACCAAGCCAGACGAAACTGAGGACATGTTCCGTAACAGAGACCGTAGCACTAGTTGGGTCTTAGGAGACTCAGGTGGTTTCCAGATTGGTAAAGGTGTATGGGAAGGCGAGTGGCGTGATCCCACAGGACCAGAAGTTGCTGCCATGTGGGCAGAAGTCAATGCTAAGGGCGTTGAACTTGTACCTCAGTTCCATCCAACAGGCCATCCCAAGACTGATAAGAATGGTAATCAAAAGTTTACCAAAGTAGATCACCCTAAGCTCTATCAAGCTCGCTTAGATGCCGCACAGAAGAAGCGTGAACTAGTGTTGAATTGGATGGACACGCTAATGGACTATGGCATGGTACTTGATATCCCAGCTTGGGTAGAACGTAGTCCTGCTGGACGTAAGGCAACTGGTATTGAATCATATCAGCAGGCAGTTAATGCTACTAGATTTAATAATGAATACTTTATTAAACATCGTAATGGCAACTGCAAGTTCTTAAATGTTTTACAAGGTGAAACACACGAACAAGCAGATGACTGGTATCAACAGGTCAAAGACTTTTGTGATACTAAAGTCTACGGTGATAAGGCATTTAATGGTTGGGGCATGGGTGGACAGAACATGTGTGATATTCACCTTGTGCTCAAACGCCTAGTAGCTCTACGATTTGATGGTTTGTTAGAACAGGGTCAACATGACTGGATGCACTTCTTGGGTACGTCAAAGTTAGAGTGGGCTGTGCTACTAACAGATATTCAACGTGCAGTACGCAAGTATCATAATCCAAACTTTACTATCAGCTTTGACTGTGCAAGTCCGTTCCTAGCAACTGCTAATGGGCAAATTTATATCAACACAGAAACTGAAGATCGTACCAAATGGGTTTATCGTATGCAGGCGAGTGCGGATGATAAGAAGTATGCTACCGACTCTCGCTTATTTAAGGATGCAGTGCTACAGGACGGTATCTTTGAAAAGTTTGAATCTAGTCCAATTATTGATCAAATTCAAATGAAAGATATTTGTATCTATGCACCTGGTGATCTAAATAAGAACGGTAAGGAAGGCAAGACAAGCTGGGATTCATTTAGCTATGCACTAATGATGGGTCATAATGTTTGGATGCACTTGAACGCAGTACAAGAAGCCAATCGACAATATGATTTGGGCAAATTGCCTGCCATGTTAGTTGACGAACGCTTCGATAGAGTGTATTATAAGGACATAGTAGAAGCAATATTTGCTTGTGATAATAGAGATGATGCAAATGCTATCATTGAATATTACAGTAAGTTTTGGATGACTATTATCGGTACACGTGGTGCAACTGGCAAGAAGACCGTCAATGCACACACTAAAGCTGAAGAATTTGGTATTCCTACTGTAGATTTTTCCGATCTACGAGTAGCTAAAGTTGAAGAACCCGTTGTTACAACCTTTGATAGTTTATTTGAATGACACTGCCAGACGAAAGATATAGAGCCGTGGTGCAAACGGAAAAGTTCTTAAGAGAGATACTTATCACACCACGAGTTCCTAAAAGTATTAAAGACGGTGCTAGGTATTGCCTGCGGCACTATCCTAGCGGATGGGATATGAAAATGGCAGCAGAAGATGCGCCAGACGTATTTGCTGAACGCATGGAACCTGTAACTAGGCTTTTTAAACAATACGAAGAAGGTAAGAAAAATGAAGCGTGATTATACAGATGGTGTAAAAGAAGATGTAATTTACTTTATTGGCAAAGAAGTAGAGCATACTCCTGCGTATGGAATGAAGACTTTATTTGTAAATGGCGTACAACCAGTCGAAGATATTGCATTAAACTTACAAGGTTGTGAGCATATCTTTTTTGGTGCTAATCATAGTTTTAATCCACAATCATACAAAGAGCATAAAGCATGGGAAAATATGATCCTTTTCTTTTTAGAAAAAGAATACCTGTGCAGTCTTGACATCCCTATTAATCAAGTTGAAGAATTTCACGAAAGCGGCTATTGTGAGTACAACAATTTTATTCCGCAGATAAGAGTGCCAATTCCTTATGTAAAACTTTGGAATTATAATACAATGCTTAAAATAGATGATAAAGATTTTAAGGCAACTAATCCCGGTGTGTGGTCCCACAGTCTACACACACTAATGGATCGTAGTAAGTTTACAGACTGGTCACAATATAAAAACGATGAGATCGTAAAATGATTATTAGACAAGACGTTCGCCCTAATAAAATGATTTGGGTTACCTTTCGTAAAGAAGGTATGCACAAATATCCAGCAGCCGCAACAGATTCAAACTTAGCAACAGGAGATGAGTATGATGTTTCGTTTTTGGCTAATCTACATCGCCATATCTTTCACTTTAGGGTCTGGTTATCTGTTACGCATAACGACAGAGACGTGGAGTTCATTCAATTCAAGCGATGGCTTGAAAAACTGTATTCTAGCAACGAAGGTGTATTGTCGCTAGATTACAAAAGTTGCGAGATGATGAGCGATGATTTATACGCTCAAGTCTCACAAAAGTATCCAGACCGCGAGGTTTGGATTGAGATCTCCGAAGACGGAGAAAATGGTTCATTTATTAAATATTAAGGAAAGCTATAATGGCTAAGAACTATCGCGATGTTAACTACTGGGAAGCTAAACCCGAGATTGTTAAGATCTTTGATGATTTAGAAAAGTTTCACGATTTTTGTCGCTTTGAATTGTGCGACTTTAACGAAGCTAATCTCTACAATAGAGAAAGTCAAGTGTGGAACAACTACTACTACAGTACTCGTCCACGTAAGCCACGTGGCGAATACAATCGCAGTGGTAACAATAACTATCGTCAACGCAATGACAATTTTTCTCGTTGATTTAGAAAGCGTAGAAACAAGGTACACGGGTCAATGGAAGACTCATGTGCCTAAACTCTTAAAAAAAGCAGGACACAATGTTCAAATTATCTCTGGTCCTACGGACATTCCTAGTGCCACTACTCCTGGCGCCTTTCTTAATTTCGGCGGCACTAATATCTATAAGTCTGCACAAGTTGAGCAGATGGGCCGTTTATTTTGCTCCGGAGCAGTTAAGCCTGGCGATCATTTTTTGTTTACTGACGCTTGGCATCCTGGTATCATAAACTTAAAGTACATGAGTGAATTGTTGCAGATTCCTGTAACCATTCATGCATTATGGCATGCCGGTAGCTATGATCCGCAAGACTTTCTAGGAAGGTTGATTGGCAATGCACCTTGGGTTAGAAATGCTGAACGTAGTTTCTTTCACGCTGTTGACCACAACTACTTTGCTACAAATTTTCATATTAGATTGTTTGCAGATACTTTTAAAGAAGGTACCTGGTCCGACTGGATTGACAATAACATAGAAAGTGGAAAAATTGTAAGAACAGGATGGCCTATGGAGTATATGGATTCTACACTAACTTCATATAAAAACATGCCTAAGCGAGATGTTATTTTGTTCCCGCATCGCATCGCTCCAGAGAAACAGGTTGAAATTTTTAGAGATCTAAAAGAACACTTGCCGCAATATGAGTTTATTGTTTGCCAGGATCAACAGCTAACAAAGAATGAATATCACAACTTACTAGGTGAAAGTAAATTAGTGTTCAGTGCTAACTTACAAGAGACACTAGGTATTAGTTGGTACGAAGGCGCACTTGTTGACGCTATTCCTATGATGCCTGACAGACTAAGTTACAGTGAGATGGCATATGATACATTTAAGTATCCATCGGAGTGGACAGAAAGCTGGGATCAATATCTAATACATAGACAAGAAATCTGTCATAAAATTATACAGTACATGGATAATTATGAAAAGTTCTTGCCGCAACTTAAAAAACAAACAAGAGATTTACATGAGCAATTCTTCTCAGCCAAAGAACTTGTTAGACAGTTTAGTTAATGATACTATGAACTCTACAGGTGCAATCGGATCTGCTAGTAATACTATTACTATTACTAGCAGTGATTATTCTTATAATTCTCACGATTTTGGAACAATTACACTACCATCTAGTGTCGGAGCTGCTCAATCTGTGTACACTGTAGGATCTGGAATTACTATTAATGATATTGATATAAACACTGATCAATTCACTTTTAATTTTCCAGAAGAATGGATTGACTGTTTTCCAGACTGGGATAAAGTAAAAGATATGTGTGAAAAATATCCAGGTTTAGAAATAGCATTTAGAAATTTTCAAACTGTGTATCAATTAGTAAAGGATGATTATGATAATCCAACTCCTAAAAAATAAATTCTTTAGTTTTTTAGAACGCAACGATCGTAAAAGAATTATTATGGATCGTGTAGATAACGACCCATATCTAGAACGGTATTATGTTTTTCTCAAAGATAGAAAAATGTTCCCGTTTAACATATTTCTACACAAATTTCTTAAGTCAGACCCTGACGATGTGCATGATCATCCATGGCCTTACGCTACTCTAATTTTAAAAGGTGGATACTATGAATGGACTCCTGTCTTTGACTCAGCAGGCAAACAGATCGCTGAAACGGTTACATGGCGAGGACCCGGCAGTTTTCGTGTATGTGGCGCTAACAGCTATCATCGTATTGAGCTTGACCCTAGCGTAGACTGCTGGACAATGTTCATGCCTGGTCCACAAAAACGTGAGTGGGGTTTCCTTGTAAAGAACAAATGGATACACAATGAGCAATACCTCGAACAACGCAAAATCGGCACTTGACACGATACAACAGCTTTATACCACTAACACTACTGCTGGACAGTTTTTAACGTCCGGAAGTAATGGAACAAGTTGGACGAATACTACTAGTATAGCTGATCATGTAATGATTGCCAGAAACAATCCAGCAGAACTAGAAGTTAAAGGTCGAATGGTTATTAACGGTGTTGACTTAGAAGAACGGTTAAACACAATCGAAAAAGTCTTGGCAATTCCCGAAAGAGATGTTATACTAGAGAAGAAGCATCCAAAGCTAAAGAAACTGTATGACGAATACATTCAAGCATTGGGTAAGTACAGAACTTGGGAGGCAATCAAAGGTGAAGAATGATGACGTAGAATCTCGCATGCGAGAACTTATGCAACCTATAGATCAACAAATCTATATGTGTGATAATCCAGAAGATATGTTAATGATTGCTTGTGCTATGTTACAACGAGTTAGAGAAATTTTTGACGAAAATTTAGGTGAAGATGGTCGTAAACGAATGTTTAAGGACATGGTCTAATGACAACTGATTTAGAAAAGGCATTAAATGAAAAAAGAGCTCCGTGGACAGAAATTGAATTCAGAACAAAAGACTTTTGGATCTTCAGAGATGCTTATCCAGTTACCCAGGGGCATTTGTTATTTGTGCCTACCCAAGAGTCAAGTAACAATCTCTGGGAGTGCTACAAAGCAGCCTACAAATTTGGCTTCGAAGGAGTTGAAGCAGAAAGGTGGGATGGCTTTAACATCGGGCAGAACGTCGGGGAAACAGCTGGACAAACAGTAATGTATCCGCATATACATATGATACCAAGACGTAAGGGTGACATGGAAGATCCACGTGGCGGAGTTAGACATGTTATACCAGAAAAAGGTAACTATCGCAAATGATGGTCTCAGAAAAACCTTGGTGGACTTATATAGATAATCCTGATCAAATTGTACAAGTTGATTGGAATCACGGTATTAATGTCGCCTATGGATGGAATGAAGCATGTGCTAAAGTATTGTCAGTATTTGGGTTGCCGGGCGATCGATTCTATTACAGACCAAAAGAAGATTATATGATCTTTATCTTTAAGTCAACAAAAGATGCAAAGATGTGTCGTATATTATTAAGTGAGGTTATATGACAAAAATAGGTATTGTCGGATTAGGGTTTGTTGGAGAAGCTATACTCAATGCCTACGAAACTTTGTTTACTGATGTAGTTGTTGTAGACATTGATCCAAAAAAATCTACAGGAACTTATGCAGATTTACAAGACTGTGAGGCAGTATTTGTATGTGTGCCTAGTCCATCAAAAGATTCTGGTGAATGTGATACTAGCATTTTAAACTCTGTGCTGTACATGTTGCAGGATTATAAAAATGTAATCATCAGCAAGACCACTGCTACACCACAGTTCTACGAAAAAATGCAGACTGTCTATCCTAATCTAGTACACATACCAGAGTTTTTAACAGCCGCTAGGGCTAATCAAGATTATCTCAAAGAACAAAATGCAATTATAGGTGGTAAGATTGCTGCCTATAGAAATGAAGCAGAACGTATTATCAAACTAGTACAACCTATAACAATGGTAGAACATTGTTCAATAGGTGAAGCTGCCTTTGTCAAATACACTATCAACTCATATCTAGCTACTAAAGTAGTGTTTATGAATGAAATGAGTGAGCTAGCAGTGGCACATGGATATCGTTGGGATACTATTAGAATGTATCTAGCAGAAGATAATCGAATTGGACTAAGTCACATGCAGGTACCAGGTCCAGATGGTTACTACGGATTTGGTGGTATGTGCTTTCCAAAAGATACAACCGCTTGGGTAAAGTACGCAAATAAACTAGGCGTACAATTGAGCGTATTGAAGACAGCAATTAAGAAAAATGTCCTATTAAGGTTGCAAAAACCTAAATAATCTAGTACAATGTACAATAGTCATCCACGACAATAACTCGGAGAATAATAAATTGACAAGAGAATTTACACCAGACCCTGCACTTAGACCTGCACCAGAATTTAAACCAGATAATTTTGTACCTTTGAAACATGAAGTATATGTAAAAGCAGGTGAAGATATGTCTGACAAGGGATACGAAGAAGCATATTTTGCAGATGTAATTCGTACTAAAATGAAACGTGACAATAAACGGTTCTGGGCAGGTGATAATATTAGCGACTACTTGCACGAAGGTGATGTAGAGAAACTAATTGACGAAGCGACAGAAGCATTTGAAACTGTGCTAGATCGATTACTTATTGATCGTGAAAATGATCCTAATAGCAAAGGCACAGCAAGACGTCTTGCTAAAATGTACTTTAACGAAATAATGGCAGGTAGATATGAAACAGCACCAGACGCAACAGCATTTCCAAATGATTCGGCGGACCGTTACGAAGGCATGCTTGTTGTCCGCAGTGAGCTTCGCAGTATGTGTAGCCATCATCATCAGCCCGTTAGTGGCGTGGCATATATCGGGATCATTGCCGCCAACAAACTCATTGGGCTTTCCAAATACACTCGTATCGCACAGTGGTGTGCCAGGCGCGGGACGCTTCAAGAAGAGCTCTGCAATGACATTGCCCGTGAAATCATGCGAGC